ACTCGGCGGATGAAGGGATGCAGATTACCGATAGTTCGTTTGTGGAGTTTACGGACAACCAGATTTATTGGGATGGTCCGGGTATCTCTACGGACTTGGGTATCTCGCTGGCTGCACAGTCTACCGGCTTTGTCTGTATAGGCAATAAGATTAGAGGCAACTACGTCACGGGGAATGATGCATCTGGTATCGCTCTGGCGTCTACGCAGTTCCTTCCGGATCAGGTAACGCCTGTCCCCGGCCCCGGTCTGCCTGTGCAGAACAATGAGGTTTCTGGAAACACGATTGTCAATATCTCCACCACCTTTGAAGCTTCTCCGATTAATGGTAAGGGCTGCGGTATCTTGCTGTACGGCAGTGGTTGCCAAGGCAATTCGATTTATAACAACATTATCCTCCAAACCAATTCCAATATGCTGTATGGCGTGGCTGAGTTTAATGTATCAAGTGCTTGGGGTACGGCTCTAAATAACCGGATTATCAACAACGATATTAAGGGTGCTACGGCAGCTAACGTGTTGAAGGACTTCAGTACGGTTCAGGCATTCAACCAGATGAACTCTGGTCCGAATCTGGGACTGGTTAATTATACTTCGGCTGTGGCTTCTACTGCTGGTTCCCTCACTTCGGCTGTGGTGAATAACGCTGCGTACTATGAGACTGAGAAGAAAATCTATTGCTTCTTGGATGCCACGATTACTACCAACGGCACAGGGTCAGGCGCAATTACTTTCACACTGCCCTTCAATGCCGTGTTCGGTTTCGGACAAGGTAAGGAAACGGGAGTAACGCAGAAGATGGTTCAGGTATCCGCTAGTAATACGCTGGCTACTGTCCTGTTTGCGGACGGTGGTTATCCGGGAGCCAATGGAGCCCGTATTCAATGTACGGTGGATTTTATCAAGAGTTAATATGAACCTCAAGAATAAATGGCTTGTGGGTTTGGCAGGAGCAGCAGCGCTTTCTACGGCTGCTGTTCTTGAAGGTAACAAGACAACCCCCTATTACGACATAGGAGGCATTCCTACGGTTTGCAACGGTCACACTGGCCCTGATGTCAAGATGGGGGTTCCGTGGTCACCAGCAGCCTGTAGAGCCGTCCTAGAGCGAGATTTTATCAAGCACGGCAAAGGCATCCTTCAATGTGTCAATGTCCCTCTGACAGAAAACCAATACAACGCATTTACGCTATTTGCATTCAATGTCGGTATTGAGGGTTTCTGCACTAGTTCCACTGTACTTAAACCTCTTAATCAAGGCCGATATATGGAAGCCTGTGAGGGAATGTACAAATGGGTATATGTCAAGGGTAAATATGTTGAAGGCTTATATAATCGCCGAAAGGTAGAGGTGGCAATGTGCAAAAGTATTTCTTAATCGCAGCATTAATCCTCGGCCTATTAATTGGAGCTATTCCCACTTGGTTATACTACAGTGGGAAATTAGCTAAGCAAGAGGCTGATGCAATTGTAGCTACACAGGATTTGGAGAAGAAACTAAATGTTAACAAAGCTCAGGCAGATTTCGAAAAGCAATTCGCTGTTGCTGCTGCCAGCACTCAGCTTCAGTCTGTTATTGACAGCTTGCGCAACCGGCCAATGCGTCCTGCCACAGTTGCCAGTGCTCAGCCCGCCTGCACCGGCGCCGGACTTTATCGGGACGACTCAGAATTTCTTGCAAGGCTCGCTGAAAGAGCAGAGCAAGTAAAGATAGAAAGGGATTATTACTATGGACAATATGAAGCCGCTCGAAGACTTCTTGCCGGAGAAAAGCAAGATGGTGGATTCGGTGGGCAGGTATCTAACCCAAAGCCTCTTCCTTGAGCTTGGGTATAACGAAGACGCAGTATATACGCTGAAAGATAACGACCATTTTCATAACGGTCGTCTCTACATCTCGGCTAAGCGTCTTTATCTGATTATGGAAGACCCTACGGAATATCAATTCGCTAACGTCTATTTCTGTGGCTGGAAGCACTGGCTAAAGATGACGGAGAACAAGGCTATCCGCAGGAACATTGATGAATGGCGCGAGGAGCTTGAGTTGAAGCTTCGGGCTAAGGGTGTGAAGGCCATGATCCAGCAAGCCCACACAGGCTCATTCCAAGCCTCCAAATGGCTCACGGATCGGGGTTGGGAGAAGCGTGGGGCTGGTCGTCCTAGCAAGGATGAAGTAGACGCAGAGAAAGAATACCAAACCCGCGATAAAGAAACCTATGGCGCGGATGTACTGAGGATGCTGAAGAATGGTTGATAACTGGCTAGAAGAAGCTAAGAAGAAGCTTTCTAGGATGCCAGAGGATGCAAAGGAGTTGCGAGAACTGGCTAAACAGGATTTGTTCTTCTTTGCTCGTCTGGTCAATCCGGGATATATGTACGGAGAAGTACATAAGGAAATCTTCACTTGGTTACAAGAATATACGCTATACGGTATGGACGACGGTCTTACCAGCAACAAACTCATTATGCTCCCTCGTGCTCACTTGAAAAGTCACATGGTGGCTACATGGGCAGCTTGGGTTATTACACGGCATCCGGAAGTGACCATTCTGTATGTTTCTGCAACTAGTGAACTGGCTGAAACCCAGCTTTATGCAATTCAGAATATTATTGGTTCCTCAACCTATTGCCGTTACTTCCCTGAATATATTAATCCGCAGGAGGGTAAACGTGAAAGATGGAGCCAACGTAAGTTCTCGATTGACCACGAAGTTAGAAAGCAAGAAGGTATTCGGGATGCTACTGTATCCACCGCTGGCCTTACTACTAATACAACTGGTTGGCATGCTGACATAATTATCGCAGATGACTTGGTTGTTCCTGAGAATGCTTATACGGAGGATGGCCGTGATTCAGTTTCTAAAAAGAGTTCTCAGTTCACTTCGATTAGAAATGCTGGTGGTTTTACTCTGGCCTGTGGTACTCGTTATCATCCTAATGATGTGTACTCTGTCTGGAAGGCGCAAGAATATGATGTCTACGATGACGAAGGAAGTATAACTGACCGTCAAAAGGTCTGGGAGATTAAAGAATATGTTGTCGAGACAGATGGAATTTTTGTATGGCCTCGGGTTGTCCGACCTAAAGACGGTAAAGCATTTGGTTTTGATGCTAGAGTTTTATCAAGAATCAAAGCTGAATACTCCGACCGTACTCAATTCTATTCGCAATATTACAATGACCCAAATGATCCCGGATCAAATCGAATCGGGAGAGATAAGTTTCAATATTACGACCGAAAATTCCTAAAGCAAAATGACGGTTATTGGTACTTCAAGGGTAATCGGCTTAACATCTTTGCTTCAATCGACTTCGCATTCTCCCTCGGTAAGCGCTCGGACGATACAGCTATTGTTGTAATCGGTGTAGACGCTGACAACTTTATCTACGTGCTAGATATCTCTTGTTTCAAGACAGACAAGATTAGCGAGTATTTCAAAGAGATTGCTCGTCTGCATAGCAAATGGGAATTCAAGAAACTCCGGGCAGAAGTAACGGTAGCACAGACGGTGATTGTACGTGATTTGAAGGACAGGTTGCGTGCTGAGGGGCTTAGTCTCTCTATCGATGAATACCGTCCTAACCGAAGTGAAGGCTCCAAGGAAGAGCGTATTGCTGCTGCCCTTGAACATCGGTATGAGAACCGTGAGATTTGGCACTGCATGGGCGGTTATACGGACGTTCTAGAGGAGCAGTTGATTCAAGCTCGACCAGCCCACGATGACATTAAGGATGCCCTTGCTGCGGCTGTAAGCATTGCTATTAAGCCTAAATCGAAAGGCCACAGCACTATTCGAGAGAACATTATACCAATAAGCTCCCGCTTCGGTGGCGTAGCTTTCAGATAGAGGAATAAATGGCAAATCGCCCACTAAACATTTGCGAGGAAGGCAATCGAGATTATCTCGCTAAGTATATCTCGCAGACGTGGTTTAACTACCACACACAGATGTTTCCGAAGATTCAGGAATGGAAAGAGCTTCGTGATTATGTCTTCGCTACGGATACGCGCACTACCAGTAACAGCGATCTGCCGTGGAAGAATAAGACGACGCTCCCCAAGCTCTGCCAGATTCGTGACAACTTGCATTCGAACTACCTCTCTGCCCTCTTCCCTAATGATGAGTGGCTTCGTTGGGAGGCTTATACACTACAAGACGCAACAAAGGCCAAGAAAACTGCAATCGAATCATACATGGGCAATAAGACCCGTGAAAGCCATTTCCGTACGGAGATGAGCCGATTGCTGTTGGATTATATCGACTACGGGAATGTGTTCGTCACGGCAGACTTTGAAAGCTCCTATCGTGAGGACGCAATAGGAAATAAGGTGATTGATTATGTTGGACCCAAGGGTCGCAGAATTAGTCCTCTTGATATTGTCTTTAATCCACTTGCTAGTTCATTCAAAGATTCTTTTAAGATTGTCCGAAGTCTTACATCTATTGGTGAGTTAGCCAGTAGGGCTGATACCGATCCGGATAATGCTTTCCTGAAGAATGCTTTGCAGAATCGAGAGAAGATTAAAAGCTATGCATCAGCCTACGGGATCGAAGAGGCTGACAAGAGCGAAGGAATGATGCTGGACGGCTTTGGTAACTACTCTGAATATCTGGGTAGCGATTATGTGGAAGTGCTGACGTTCTATGGTGACATCTTCGATACGGAGAGCCGTGAACTTAAGAAAGGACGACAGGTAACGATTATCGACCGTATGTGGGTGATTGATGACAAGCCTATTCCTAGCTGGCTTGGTCATGCTCCAATCTACCACGCAGGCTGGCGTATCCGTCCGGATAACCTGTGGGCAATGGGTCCGCTGGATAATCTGGTTGGTATGCAATATCGGATTGACCACCTTGAGAACTTGAAGGCCGATGCAATGGACTTGGCTGTCTTGCCTCCGCTGGTGATTGCTGGCGAGGTGGAAGAATTCCGCTATGCACCGGGTGAAGAGATTCACATCGATGAGAACGGAAGCGTCACAGAGCTTGCTAAGAACGCTCAGTGGGTCATCCAAGCAGACAACGCTATCCAACTACTTGAACAGCGTATGGAACAGTATGCAGGGGCTCCTCGTGAGGCTATGGGCATTCGTACACCGGGTGAGAAGACTGCATTCGAAGTACAGACGCTTGAGAACGCAGCAAGCCGTATCTTCCAAGAGAAAATCAATACGTTTGAAATTGAACGTCTGGAACCGCTGCATAATGCTATGCTGGAAGTAGCACGCCGTAATCTGGATGGTGAGGATGTGATCCGGGTAATGGACAATGATCT